CGGCGCTGGAGCAAAATGACCCCTGCTCAACGTAAGGCAAACGTTGAAACATTCCGAACAGCTGCTAAAGGAAAGCCTAAAGGTAGTGCTCCTAAACCAGCAGCAACTAAGCCCGCTAAAAAGCCTCCTGTTGCAAAAACTCAGGCTGCCACTAAGCCTGCTAAGAAGGAAGAAACGCCTCCTGTTGTTAAAACGACACCCGCTACAACAACGAGATCTGGGCAAGGACCTCGCGCTGGCGTGCGTGCCCGTGCTAATCGCAAGGTTACTGAAGCACCAGCTAAACCTAGGAGACGGGTGACAGCTGCAGAGCGCCAGAGACAGCGTAGAAGCTCTACTACTGCACAAAGTCGTCGTACGGCTGCACGCGAACGTGGTTTAGCTAACAACCGTCGTGCGGCGGAACGAGCTGCACGGGAAAGAGCTAGTAAAAACTCAGTCTTTAGAAGTAGCTATCGACGTGCCGATGATGCACGTAAGAAGAAATGAAACCTAAACCTAACAAGCCTAAGAAGATGAATATCTTCACCCAGGTTCAGCAAACTAGGCAAAAGCAGAACGCTGCTTATACAAAACTTCTGAAGAGAAAGTAATGAGCCTTTACGCCAACATTAACAAGCGGAGGAAGGCTGGTACTTCACGCTCAAAGAAGAAGTCCACGATCTCTCCTGCTTCCTATAGGAATATGCAGGGTGGGTTCAAGAAGTCTCCAAAGAAGAAGAAGAAGTAATGCTACCGCCGATTAACTATCGGCTGAATGACTTCAAGATGATCGCGGGGTGGATTGACAAGCTCAAGCTGCCCCCGATTATTCGATGGTTTATTAAATCTTGGTTGTTCGGCTTAGAGACGTATTACATCGACCACAAGGTGCGTAAAACTGTCGATGATGCCATCGCACCTGTAGCACCTCCTGAGCCCCTTATAGAGCCTCCTACATATCACTCAGAGCCTTCTGAAGTTGAAGGGCTGCCGATCCTCGAATACAAATATGGATTTACAAGAACTAGAGACCAAGATGAAGGAAGACTTCAGAGTCTTTCTGACACTGGTGTGGAGAGAACTAGATCTCCCAAAGCCCACAAGGGCACAACTAGCAATAGCTGAATACTTGCAATATGGACCCAAACGATTACAGATTAGTGCATTTCGAGGTGTTGGTAAGTCTTGGATTAGTGCTGCATTTGTGCTTTGGATTTTATTTAATGATCCAGATCGCAAGGTCATGGTCATCTCAGCCTCCAAGGAACGAGCCGATAACTTCTCAATCTTCTGTCAGAAACTTATCCTAGATATTGAGTGGTTAGGACATCTAGGACCTAAAGACAGCGACCAACGTTGGAGTCGTATCTCTTTTGATGTTGGCCCCGCTAAACCTCATCAAGCCCCGTCCGTCAAGAGCGTTGGAATCCAAGGTCAGATGACCGGGAGCCGCGCAGATCTGATGATCTTTGATGACGTTGAAGTACCTTCCAACTCAGCTACAGACATGCAACGGGAAAAGTTGCTTCAGCTAGTTACCGAATCAGAATCTATTTTAACACCTCAAGATGATAGCCGAATACTCTTTCTCGGGACACCGCAGTCGACATTCACAGTCTATAGAAAGTTGGCCGAGCGTTCGTACAGGCCATTTGTCTGGCCAGCTAGATACCCGAAAGATCTCGGAAAGTATGAAGGATTACTCGCACCACAGTTGGTCGAGGATATTGAGAGAGGACAGGATCCCGGCACACCTACAGATACGAGGTTTAGTGACCTGGACTTGATGGAAAGGGAGGCGGCTATGGGCCGCTCGAACTTCATGCTGCAGTTCATGCTGGATACCAGCTTGTCTGACTCTGAGAAGTTTCCACTTAAGTTCCAAGATCTAATCGTTACCCCTTTAGGTAATGAATGTGCTGAGGCTTATGCATGGTCTGCTGATCCTCGATATATGCATAAAGAGTTAAACCCCGTAGGACTGCCCGGAGACCGCTTCTACGGGCCAATGTTTATTGATGAGGGAATCGTACCCTTCGCAGAAACAATCGTCTCTGTAGACCCTTCTGGACGTGGTACAGATGAAACAACTGCTGTGGTTATCTCACAAGCTAATGGTTACCTCTTTGTTAGGGATATGCTTGCTTTCCGTGATGGGTACTCTGATAGCACCCTCAGTAGTATTGTACGGCTTGGCAAAAGATATAGGGCAACTCGTCTTCTCATCGAAAGTAACTTCGGAGACGGAATGATTTGCGAACTATTTAAACGCCATACATCACAAATGGGTGCTGGTATGGATATTGAAGAAGTTCGTGCCTCTTCCCGTAAAGAAGAGCGGATCATTGAAACCCTTGAACCTGTCATGAACCAGCACAAGCTGATCATTGACCCCAAGGTCTGGGAGTACGACTACACCTCCAACCCTGACGCTGCTCCTGAAAAACGACTGGAGTACATGCTCGGATATCAGATGTCTCGTATGTGTCGTGACAGAGGTGCTGTCAAACACGATGACCGCGTCGATGCACTAGCCCAAGGCGTCCAATACTTCGTTGATGCTGTCGCTCAGAGCGCCTTCAAAGCACAAGCAATGAGGAAACACGAAGAGTGGAAAGCAATGACACAAGCCTTTGAAGATCACCCCCACTTAGCCACAGATGCATTGGTCCTTGGCCAGTCCTTTAAACACCTGAAGAACACTGGTAGTACTAAGGTTTGGGGTTGGTAAGGTTTTGGTGTCGCCCGTTTACAAGAGAAGTGGTGCTCTCTTGTGTGGATTTGCGGTGATTGGCCTCCGATTGACAGGGGGCCTTTCCTTCTACCACCACATACATACCGTACAAATTGACTGGACTGTGAGTTAACAACACAGTGCTTGAGAGGCTTTCTAGGCGGCCTCTAAGTAACACAAATGCACTAGGCCTAGGCGTAGATTTGAGAGCGACAGCGATCACATCACAGCCTCAAGACGAAGTCATTCGGATTGGGAGATTTATCTCACAACATCCGACCTGAGTCTTCTATACAGTAATACCACTACTATGCGCATAGTAAACCTAGTCTCTATTACACCAAAAGCAGAAGAGCTTATTGCTTATTGTGCTAGGGTTTCTAACCCCTCTAATCAGTTAAATACTGAGAGTGAGAGACTACTTAAATACCTAATTAAACATAAGCACTGGAGCCCCTTTGAGATGGCTCATATGGTGCTAGAGATTAATACTACTAGAGCTATTGCTGCTCAGATACTTAGACATCGTAGCTTCTCCTTTCAGGAGTTTAGTCAACGTTATGCCGATGTATCTATGATGGCTTTTGCTACTCCACCTGAACTTCGTCGACAAGACACTAAGAACAGGCAGAACAGTATTAATGATTTAGATCCTGATCTTACCCGTCTAAGACAACAACAGATAGAGAGGCTTTATATGAACTCTGAAACTCTCTATAACCAACTTCTGGAGGATGGAGTTGCGAAAGAATGCGCTAGAGAGATTCTCCCTCTAGGTACTCCTTCAAGGCTCTATATGTCTGGGACTATTAGATCCTGGTTGCATTACATCGATCTGAGATCCGCTAATGGGACTCAGAAAGAACATCGTGATGTTGCTTTGGCTTGTGCGGAAGTTCTTCGTAAACAACTACCTAACATTTACTCAGCCTGTTTTGACATTCCCAACCCCTGAGCACCGTGAGAGGCTCCTAGCTGCTCTCAGGGCAGCTCGTAAAGCTAAGAACCCCTATCTGGTTAAGAGTATTAATGCAGCCCTTGAGGGGCGTGATTACAACCCAATCTCAGACCTACCGAGTATTCACCCCGAAATGGATGAATTCTGGCGTTGAAAAAAAGGAAAGCCATCCCATCTCCGCCACCTCGCTCTTCGAGCTCCGGTGTCCTCGATGGGGAACACACAAGTCCCACAACGAGCTGATTTAGCCATCCCATACTTTGCTGGGACTTTGATAATTACTCCGCAGACTTTGCAGGGGATTTCCATGGTTTGTACCTCCTCGAGTATTTAATCATAAATTTCTGAAGGGATACCTACTAGCGCAAAGCTGGCGCTTCCCCCGCATACCCCCCGGCTGTTGAGAATCAGGCCCCCCTATTGAGAATTGAGGGGTGGTGGGGTAGGTCCAGTATCGACCAGGGAGGCCAGGCCCCAGTCATAGCAGGGGGTCTCATTAGTTTGAGTATCTAACGCACACCCAACATGCGCAGGCAGGCAGGTGGGCGCACGCGAGGCATCAGCCCGGCTTGATTTCCTGCTCCTCTCCCCATCTGTTTCAACTCACAATCACAAACATGAGGCCACCATGCTGAACGACAAGGAAAAGCTGTATCACGCCCACATCACCAGATCGCTGGCTGAGATGTACCACCACATGGAATCCATGCTGAAGGCCATCCCCGACGACATTGATGAGAAGGACCTAACAGAAGATCAGCTCGAAGTGATCAGCCGAGTTGAAGCAATCGAACAGGAGTGGATCATCGACGAGACCACACGGGCCGAGATCTCCCTGTTGGATTGGATCGAAGACGATAAGTAAAAGTACTCTGCAGGTGCAGTGATTTTAGATACATAGTTGTGTTTATGTATCGACTGGTACAAGACAACGATTTTCGGCAAACCTAATTTCGTTTGGTCAAGTGAAATCTCCCTTTGTACTCAGTCCACACGGCCGACTCAACGACCCACTTCGACACGTTCAACTTGGCGTGGGCTTATAGCCAGCAACTAGGCCAACCATTCACCATCACGTTCGACCCATCAAATCGGAATCAATTGTAAAGATGGTTTGCACTCAGCCAAATGATGTGGTTAATATAGGGACATCGGAGAGGCAACGAAGGCCTCAGCCCTTCACTCTCTCGATCCTCTAAGCATTTCCACTCAGCACCATGCGTAAGATTGAAATCCAACTCCAAACAGCCATCACCAACGGCCGCGAGTTCAGATCAGCCAACACCACGGTCGACAACACCGACCACGGTCAGATCGTCCGCCTTCACGGCAACAAGATCGCCCAGATCGACAACGGCTGGCTCACAATCACTTCAGCAGGCTGGGAGACCACCACCACCAAGTCTCGCCTCAATGCTGTTTTAGATGTGCTGGTCCCTGGGGCTCGCATCTTTGCCAAGGCTCACACTTGGTTTATCAGCTACAACGGCAAGACCGCCGAGTTCAGTGGCGTTGATGGAATCTCATTCCCTTTCAATGTCGTCTGACCAATCGCTTGCACTTAGCCAACCGATGCTCTAATATTCAGGGCATCGGACACCCCCTCCAAACCATGACCACCACCCACACCTTCGACGAACTCAACTCCGCTCTCCTGTCCTGCACGCCCTGCAACCTGACCAAGGAGCGCGATGAGGACGGCGAGCTGGCCTACGCATTACGCGATGGCTGCGGCGATGTAATGGGTGACCTCTTCGATGACCTCTACGACGTGCAGGACTACATCACAGAGAACGATGAAGTCCTTGACTACCTGACCAACGTCTGATCATTCCCACCTAGCCAAACACCACCGCACTCACCACCATGCATTGGCAATCTGAACAAGAGCTCGAACTACTAGCGGAATTCAGAGGCACTCGCCGCCACCGTGAAGAACTCAGAGCCGACTTGATTGACTTCACGACGATCTTCTGGGAAACGACTTCAAAAGAACAGCGCACCTGGGCGCAGCACATGATCAAGTCAATTGAAGAGGAGCTCTACCGCCTCGATGATTGATCCCACCTAGCCAACAACTCGCCATCATCACCGCCCCCGGCTAACGCTGGGGGTTTTTTTGTGATTAGTTGAGCCTTGCTAACACTGGGGTTTTTCGTGTCAACCCCTAGGCGCTGTAAAAAAGAACACAAAGCGACGTAAAAAGAAACAATCGATCATGTATCTATGTGACCTTGCACATAGCCAACCACTCGCAATACTTGATGCATCGACAGGCCACCGCAAGCCGACCGACCAAGAGCACCGGGAGCAACTGACCCGGCCACACGGCAACGGATAGCCGACCGTAAGCCGGATCGAGCTGACCTACCCATCGAGGAATAGATGGAGCCTGAGCCGATCACTAGACAGTGGATCGTGGATCGAATCCGAGCTCAGGCCTGGCCATCCTATGGCCCCACCACTTGCACTCAGCCTTATCAATGACCTGTTACCGCATCACATACCGAGACCGCCTTAACAACCTTCACTCACACCCGGTGATCAGCTCCTCAGTCACAGAGGCAGTCGCAGACCTAACACGCCTGGGTTACGACATCACGCGCATCGATCAAGCCTTCCCATCAATCACTTCACTATCATTTGCACTCAGCAATGCGTTACTCAACCGTTCCAGCAATTGACCTCGAGCAGCACATCGCCCGCAACCGCGAGTTGATCACTTCACTGCCGCCTGACAAGCCCTCGGTTCTCACGTGGAACCCAAAGACTCTCAAGCACGACTGCAACCGGCAAGCGCTTGATTTGTTCATCAAAACCTTTCTTGAGAACAACTAATGAGCCATCAATCCAAGCCTGAGTCCATCTACCGCCGCTATTGGAGATCCGCCAAGTGACCGAGCCCCTCCGGATTTACCAGACCACCTACGAAACCGTTGACGATCGCCGCATCGTCTTCTCAGTCTTTGCCCGCAGCTTGGCCCACGCAATCGAATCAGTAACAGAACTCTGCAACGACTGTGTTCGGGTTATTCATGTCTACCCGATGGGCGAATGGGACTAGATGCCGAGTCACCCATTTCCTTCAATCAATCCTCCTTTAACCATGAACATCCTCTCAATCATCCAGCGCAAAACCCTGAGAGCTCGCCGCAGGTATGCCGCTCTTCGTGCCCAATTCATCAAGGCCTTCGAGATCACCGGCTGATCTTCAGCTTGCACATAGCCAACCACAATGTTTTCAAGCCATCCATGACAGCAACCCAGCTCAGCACGACTGAATTCTGTGCCGCCCTCCCTTCTGACGTCCTGGTCACCGCTATCGATTCGATTGGTGAGCAGCTGATGGCTACAGGCTCCGAGGTTTACTACTTCGACAAGCTCTGCCTGGCCTTCGACACGATCGTGGCCGAGCTCACAGCCCGTGGCCTCTGGATCGGGGAGGACTCCTGATGGTTGACCCACGCCCGTGGGAGCCCTACGAGAACCGCTTCTACGACTTCAGCGACGACCAGTTGGCTGATGCCTACGTCCAATACATGGACGCCACAAATACCCATCACTTCTCCGAGATCTTCTGGGAGGCAAGCCGACGCGGGCTGTCCCTTGACGAGTTGGAGGGGATACACGCATCCAACAACTACGACCCGCCATGTTCAATCGATTCCTCCTTGCACTAGGCGCATTCACTATCACGACCGCGCCTGTTCAAGCCCTGCCCACTCAATCGTTTGAGCTTCTCGGAAACCTTACAGCCGCCGGTGGCCGCTACTACGTGGACTCTGCTGCCTGTAAGAAGTATCCGGTCTACGGGATAGCTCGCGGTGGGGTGGTTCACATCTGCGAAAAGTTCCACAACGGAAACGTCAAAGAACTGACGGACACTGTCCGCCACGAGGTTTGGCATGTAATCCAAGCCTGCAACCGTGGACCCCTTATGTATGACCTCGATCGCGAGGTTGGTGAAGCCGTTCGAGCGGGATGGGATCCCACGGACTACCCGCGAAACCAGTGGGAGATCGAAGCGGAAGCCCGAAACGCTGCTGCTAATTACTCGGAACACGAGATCGCTTCCATTTTCAAAGCCTATTGCCACTAAGCCAACATGCCAACACCAGCACAGATCGAGCGACAGATCCAGCTGGAGACCCAACAGATCCAAGACGGCATCACTCAGCTACGCGACAACACACGCAAAGCAGAGGACAACGCCTACGCATCATCAACGGCTTACGCCCAAAAGATGCTGAGAACGGCCATCCCTGCGGTAGCGCAAGAGATCAACAAGATCAGAATCAACCGCCTCATCCGAGGTAAGGCTGGCGCTGCTCTGGCGGATCTCGCGCACTACACAATGACAATCGACGATGAGACTTTGGCCCTCTTGGTGATCAAGGTGCTGTTCGATGTCTGCACATCCCCAAAGGATCGTGATGACCTCGCCAACAACGTCATCGATCGCGTTGGCATTGCCGTCGAACAGGAAGCTAAGTGGAGGTACTTCAACGAGAAGGATCCACTGCTCCTTAAATGGATCACACAAGGGCAGCACTCCGGCAAAGGTCTCCATTACAAGGACTACGACTGCACCCGCAGATTCAAGGAAAAGGGCATCAGCTGGGACCCTTGGCCGCGCCTCTCACGAGTCAAGATCGGGGCCGCCTTTACTGAGGCTGCCTGTACTGCGACGGGTTGGTGGCAACGCCAACTGAAGCGGACAGGTAAGCGCACTAATGCCTACATCCAGCCCACCCCGGAGATGCTCACCATCATCAACGGCTTGATGAGAAACGCGGAACTCTTCGCGCCCATCAACCTTCCGATGATCTGCGAGCCAAATGACTGGACTAATGAACAAGCCGGTGGTTACTACTGCAACCAAGCTCGTGTCGGTAACAAGCTGATACGAAGTTTTGGTGTCGCCCGTTTACAAGGAGAGACGCCTCTCCAGTTCCTAAATCACTTGCAACGGGTCGCCTATCAAGTCAATCCGTTCATTCTCGGTGTGGCAAATCGGTTGGAGCAGGATTCCTACGCTGTAAAGCTTGGGAAATTCCTTCCAGCCGACACACTCCCGCTTCCCGAGAAGCCGTACGACATCGCCACCAACAAGGAGGCGAGGTCAGCTTATCGGAAACAATGCGTTGAGGTTTACGACCACAACAGCACAAGCCTCAAGCGCTGCATTCGCACAAAGCTGACGCTGGCAACAGCTCGCCGCTTCGCGAAGGAAGAGCGCTACTACCTCCCCTGGAGCTACGACTACCGGGGCCGTGTCTACCCAATCCCTGCTTTCCTCACGCCTCAGGACACTTGCTTTGGTAAGAGCCTTGTGAGATTCGCGGACGGTGAGCCGTTGACTGAACGTGGCCTTTATTGGTTGCGCTTCCAACTGGCCACCACCTACGGGTTGGACAAAGCAACGATGGAGGAGCGCCAAGAGTGGGCCAAATCCCCCGAGGCTCTCGCCATCATCACGGCGATCGCTACCGACCCGATCGGAAACATCTCCGAATGGGAAGGATGCGACGAGCCGTTCCTGTTCTTGGCTGCTGCTGAGGAGTATTACTCCCTCGTGATCGCTAAGACCAGAACTCACACGCGCCTCGCTACGGCCGTAGACGCCACCTGCTCGGGCCTCCAGGTCCTGGCGGGTTTGAGCCACGACGGTTCGACAGCTGAGCTTGTGAATGTGTTCCCCGGTTCTAAACCGAGCGATGCCTACAAAGCAGTAGCCAATCGGGTCAACCCAAAGCTCCCTCAGGAATGGGCCATCCAACTCTCGAGATCCGACGTCAAAAAAGTCGTGATGACTGTTCCGTACAACTCACAGCCTCACTCCAATCGCCAGTCGATACGTGATGCGCTGAAGGATCGCGGCCTGGAAATCACACCAGACCAACTGACGATCATCGTCCGCCTCACACGCGAGGCCATGAATGAGATCGTTCCCGGTCCTATGGAGGTAATGAGTTGGTTGAACAAAGAGATCAGCAACGCGATCAAAAGCGGCAGGGATCACATTGAGTGGACCACGCCCTCTGGTTTCGCTGTTAAACAAGATCTCCGCAAGGTCAACACTGAGCGGATCAAAGCCCACCTTATGGGCCGAGTGGATCTCCATATCGGCACCTCACTAGGTGAGCCAGACCTCAACCACCACAAGAACGCAGGTAGTCCGAATCTGATCCACAGCTTGGACTCCTCCATCCTCCAGATCGGTCTTAAGGACTTCGCTGGACCCTTCACGGTGATCCATGACTCGGTCCTATGTGGTGCAAATCACATGGATGCGATGCAAGCCGCTGTTCGGGATGCCTACGTGGAGATCTTTCTCCATCACTCCCCCTTACACGACTTTGCCGAGGCGATCGGGGCCGAAACCCCACCGCCGATGCAGTACACCTTCGACCCTGAAACGGTCAAAGAGTCCACTTACTTCTTCTGCTGATGAACCTCCCAACGTTTACCAACGAAACTCTGCTTGAACGAATAGCCACCTATGTCGATGGGGGGTTTTATGAGCAAGCCGAAATCCTTGTGGCCATAGGCGACCAGTTGGAAGAGAACTACCACTGGGAGCTCTCGTTCACACCGACAGATCATCCGAGCTGACGTTTGCACTTAGCCAATGCTACAATCTATGTACGGCTCACCTCCCCGCCTCATGAGTAAGCCAAAGCTCACCAACACCAACCTGTATCGCACCTATCTGGTGATGGAACTTCTCCGCTCGCAAAACGAGAGAGAGTTTCCACTACAGCTGGCGTCTGTCTACTTCTGGGTAGCCGCTCACAACGGCTGCAAACAACAGGATGTAGCCGCAGCGGTGGGTATGTCGCCATCATCGGTGTCACGCTGTGTCACTTGGCTAGGACCACAGCACAGGCTCGAGCATCGCTCAGGCCTGAAGCTCGTGAGAAGGGAAGTTGATCCCGTAAACCCCAAGTGTTGGAGATTGTTTCTTACCCCTAAGGGTGAACAATTCACCAACCTTGTTGAACAACAGCTCACCATGCCTATCAAAGACCAATGACTGCAACCTGGGGCGAATGCCTCCAATACACCACTAAAGTTCGGTGGCGTCACTTGCGCTCAGCCAAAACGAACGCGATCAACTCAAACCACATCACCAATGCATGTGGTAAGTCCTCCCCCATGAAGAACCTCTCAAAGGCTTCTTGGTGGATGGAGTTCATTGCTGACCAGAAGGAAGAGGGGCGCAACACCTCAACGATCAACCGGATCATCTCCGCTGGTCGCACGGTGTTCGAGACCAGCCAACTGGCGGAACTTCACAATCACACCTGGCCAACGGTCGCACGTCAAAACGAAGGTGAGGCCCGCAAGACCTACTTCACTAAAGAAGAGGTCCAACGGATGGCCTACGCCGCCACCACCGTCTTCGACCGTCCTGACCTAGCCGATGCGATCGTCTTCTCCGCCTACACAGGCGTCAGGCAAGGCGAGCTGCTCAAGCTCAAGGCAGAGGATGTCGACTTGGCACACGGTCTGATTTGGATCGGCGGTAAGCCCAAGCGCGAAACCAAAGGTAAGAACGTCCGCTCTGTGTTTTTGCACGAGCAGGTTCAGCCCATCATTCAGAACCGTTTGGACCGGTCCTATCTCTTTAGAGATGACTGGAACAACAAAGACCAGCTTTATGGTCGCTTTAAAAAGGTTCGGGCTTACTGCGGTATCGCGGACGATTACGTCTGGCATTCATTGCGTCATTCCTTCGGGACTTGGCTCGGTGAGGTATGCCACCCCAAACAGATCCAAGAGCTGATGGGGCACAAGAACATCGAGACCACGCTGCGTTACATCAAGCCCACAGACGATGCGCTTAGACAGGCCATATCGGCCATCTAGGCGCGACTAATGGGGTCTCCAAATACCACCATCATCCCCTGAGTTAGGCTGGCCCTTCACTAGATCATGTGGTCTAGTCGCCCTGCGGATGTGGCGGAATTGGTAGACGCGCTAGTTTCAGGTTCTCGGGCTTGATGCGTGCATAAAGAACTTCAAGGGGGCTTCGGCCCTCTTTTTTATTGGCTTCACACGCTTTCACTCAGCCAACTGACTAATTCCACAATCTAATGGACATCAACACAGACGCTTTCGAGGTCTTGCAAGACCTTCTGTCCGGCAACTCGCAAGAGATTCAGGAGCTCACGGCTGAACAGTTCTCTCTCTTTCTGGCCTACGGGTCGCTTGATCGCGATGTCGAACTCAATTGAGAAATACATACAGATGCGGATCGAGGAGATCCGACAAGAACTGATCAACCTCCAAATCCACTACCCGGACACTTATGCCCAAGCGCTCGTTAACTGGCATCGATCGACCCGCACCCATCAGAAAGAAAACCTCGATCGGTGATGGCCGTCGCAAGAGCGGCAGCTTCAAAAGAACCAAGAAATACAAGGGCCAAGGCAGATGACCCTGTTTCCCTATCCCCCTGAAATCATCGCGGCGATCTTCATCACGGGTTTTCTGATGCCTCTTATCGCCCTGTTTTTAGCAAATCTTCAATCCCACTAAACCACATACAAATGGCAAATCGCTACGTTTTTAACTCCACCCTCGAGGGCTTCATCAACGTCTATGAGGACTCTGGCAAGTTCAACAACCGGACTTTCGCCTACAAATTCGACGCCGAAACCTTGTCTCAAGCTGAGACGGATCGCGGAGAGCTTCTCAGGTGGGCCAAGTCCAAAACAACCGGACGAGTCCAAGAGGCCCTCAGCCCCTGGGATGACGAAGGACTCTGTAAGTACACCTACGGCGAAGGTGATGGGAGTCGCAAGGCCAAGCCTGAGCCGATCTTTGTTGACTCTGAAGGTGAGGTCGTAGAGCGCTCTGTTCTTAAAGACATTCGTCGCGGGTCAAAGGTTCGACTGATCGTTCAACAGAAGCCCTACTCGATGGGGGCAAACATCGGAACCAGCCTCCGTGTCCTTGGTGTTCAAATCATCGAGCTCGCCACCGGTAACGGTGCTGTGGACTCCGGTGACCTGAGCGTCACTGATGTTGCTGCTCTGTTTGGTAAGGCTGATGGCTACAAAGCCTCTGAGCCTGCTGTACGCAAAGCAGAAGAAACCGTGGGAGACGGTGACAGCTACGACTTCTAATGGCTGGCTTCCGATCTGGCCTGGAAGATCGGTTCTCTAAATACCTGGACAAACAGGGCTGCGCCTACCTCTTTGAGGCTGAGAAGTTCGCCTATGTGACCGAGAGCAGATACACCCCGGACTTCTTTTTGCAGTCAGGGATCATCATCGAGTGCAAAGGCTTCTTTAAGCCAAGCGATCGACGAAAGATGCTCGCGGTTAAACAGCAACACCCAGAACTAGATATCCGATTTGTATTTCAGCGCAATAACACTTTAAGCAAACAATCCAAAACAACCTACGGAGATTGGGCTGATAAGCACAGTTTCCCCTGGTGTATTTACCCCGACATCCCACCATCATGGCTCAAACCCTCACAAACGACCTGATCATCAAAATCGATCAGTTTGTTGTTGAACTCGAAGACAAAGGTATTCCTTTCCAGGAGATCCTCTCCGAGATCAAAGAGTACGTCGCCATCTGCGAAATGCTGGATGACTGATGAAAACGAATTCGTCAGACACGAACATTGCCCGGTATGCCCTTCATCAGATGCCTTTGCCATCTACTCAGATGGGAGTGGTTATTGCTTTAGTTGTGGGCACTCTACTCGTGGTAATGGGGACCCAATCCAAACAAATAAACCTGCTTTGTCCATCACGTACTCCGGCGACTTCTCCGGGATCAGGTCTCGGAAAATAACCGAAGAGACCTGCAAGAAGTTCAACGTAAGGGTCGATTCTGGCCCTGTCATTCGGTTTCCCTATTACAGCTCGGCTGGTCGTGTTGCTGCTTATAAAGAGCGGCCCATGACCAAGGAGTTTCACTGGGTAGGGAAGAACGAAGACAAACAACTCTTCGGTCAGCAACTCTTTGGCGGTGGCAAATGTATTGTCATCACTGAAGGAGAATTTGATGCGCTCGCCGTCTGGCAAGCACGTCCTAACTGGCCCGTCTGCTCCGTTCCAAACGGGGCACAAGGTGCAAAGAAAGCACTGTCATTACAGCTTGACTATCTCCTTAAGTTTAACGAGATCGTCCTCATGTTCGACAACGATGAGGCCGGTGTTACAGCTGCCGAAGAATGCGTTCAACTATTCCCAGCCAACAAGATCTTTCTAGCTACTTTGTCTCAGTACAAAGACGCTTGTGAAGCTCTCCAGGCCGGTGACACGGATGCCATCCGTCAAGCCGTATGGAATAAACGAACATATAGTCCTAAATCTATTATCGATGGCCGAACCCTTTTTGATCTCGTTAGTACCCCTCTTCACGGGCGTGACGCTGACTATCCTTATCCTGATCTCAATACTGTTACTGGTGGGCTGCGCCTCGGTGAACTCGTCACTATTACAGCCGGTTCAGGTACGGGTAAAAGCACGCTATGTGGAGAAATTGCGGTAAGCCTTATCAAGCAATCGCAGAACGTTGGCTACATAGCGTTGGAAGAGTCGGTTAAAAGAACCGGCCTCAGACTCATGACTGTGGAGGCAAACAAACCTTTGCATCTTAATAATGAAATACCTGAGGCAGATTTCCAACGAGCCTTCGACGCAACGCTTGGTTCTGGCAATGTCTATCTACGCGATGGCTTTGGTTCTGTTGACCCTGACCAGCTACTAAACGATGTCCGCTTCCTTGTGATGAATCACGAGGTTAAGTGGATCGTCTTGGATCACCTCTCGATCCTGTTATCAGGTAATGAGACGAACGATGAGCGCAAGCTGATTGACGTTGTAATGACCAAACTCCGCAGCTTCGTTGAGGAGACCGGGATCGGAATGATCCTGATCAGCCACCTACGCCGCAACCAGGGCGACAAGGGCCATGAGGACGGCGCTTC